GCAGAATAGAACACGCAAGCGAACCGCATTGGTTAGAAGTAAATGAGAATTGGGGTATAGATAAATGACACCAGAATTATTCAGAGAGACACGGATAAAGCTTGGTTACTCGATAGAGCAATGGGCTGATAGATTAGGCTTGTCTATAAGGACAATATACTATTACGAGTCAGGTGAAGTGCCTATACCTAGGACAGTAGCATTATTAATCAGCTCAATTAAATTAGAAGAGGAATAGAGAAATGAATATTAATATTAACACAATGACCTACTCAATGGAAAAGGCTAGAAATGCGTTCAATGAAGGACTAGTTGTTTCTGTCGCGCATCCAGATGAGCCAGATGCCCCTATCAATTCACTGGAAGAATTAGAAGATGCACAAGACCATCTTTTTGTAATCACAAAGGCGCAGAGAAATGACTGACGTGTATATAATCAGCTTTTTATACTTTGCTTTACTAGCAATCCTTTTGCTGTGGAGAGCAAGTTGAGCAAAATAATTCAATTCCCAGAAAGAGAAAGAAAGAAAATGAAATCATACAAAATTTACATGACAGAGGAATACGTCATTCACATTCAGGCAGATGATGAGCAAGAAGCTGCGGATGAAGGTGCCAAGATGATAGGCGATTGTCCAGATGATTACTGCATCGGAGGCAGTATACAGGTAGAGAGGATAGACTAGCGCATTGCCGCGCGGCAATCATTGCAGTGCATTGAGCAGAGCTATGTTCAATGCACTGCATCAAATGCACCACAATGAAAATGTTTTATATATAAATAACAATTAGGTTTGTAGTGCAATGAGCAGAGCAATGTTTGTTGCGCGACCATGTGAACAATGAGAATTTAAATACAATATTTTTTATTGACCGTCAATAGGGTCAGAGAGGAGAAAATACAATGTTAGCAGAAGCAATTACCTGTCTAGCTTTAAACATATACTTTGAGGCTAGGAATCAATCAACCATAGGACAAATAGCAGTAGCACAAGTGACCATGAATCGAGTCATAGATAATCGTTTTCCTAACACGGTTTGTGAAGTTGTGAAACAAGGTCAAACCTATTCTTGGAAACCAGAGCTGCCAATTAGAAACAGATGTCAGTTTTCATGGTGGTGTGATGGTAAGTCTGACATACCAAAAGATACACAGGCTTATGAGAAAGCAAGGTTAGTAGCAGTCGGTGTGTATATTGGACACTTAGATGACTTTGTAGATGGTGCAACACATTACCATGCAAACTATGTTATGCCTGATTGGTCAGAGAGTAAGCAGTATATTGTAAGAATCGATGACCATGTTTTTTACAGATGGGAATACTAAATAGACTGTAAAATTTTACACTGCCCAGCGACAGAGACAGGAAAGCCAACGGATAGTTCTGTTAAGACCTGTATCTCTTCCACTCTGTAGGGCAGTGAAATCTCACATTGTCGTAAATTACTGTAACTTTCATCACTTGTCGCATACAAGCACCTGTCAGGACTGAAGCAAATAAGTATGATGATTACAAACATTCTCTTACCAACATGAACCAAGTAGATAGAGAAATGGTAGCGGTGTTATCCTTTCCTGCATAGTCAGGACTGATAGAGGACAGCAACACAACGCACCTGATAGGTTGTCGGTCATACTTATAGATAAGGACAGGCTGATTATGTGCAGCATTGGCAGCCTTGGTTGCCTGTTCCCACCATTCAGGTCTATAACCGCCATTAGAGCCACGTGTAGAGGCGTAACGCTTACACTCGATAGTCCAATCATCTAATCCTATTAAGTCGCCTCTATCTGCCTTTCGATATTGCTCTAGGTCACGCTCAACTTTAATGCCGAGATGCTCATCGATTAGCTTTGCAACTTCTCTTTCAAAGGCCGCGCCTTTAGCTCTTCCGTTCGTCATGTTTTACAGCCATAGCATAACCGCCTTGGTCGTGGTGATAGCTGTGAACAAACTCACGCTCGAACCATTCATGCCCAGGCAGATGCCCCTTCTTAATATAGATTACTTTAATGGATTTGGACGAGCCGAATACGCTCGTTGTCGTTTCTGGACTGGATGTATCCGAGCGTTTCACACAGCTCACAATCCATGTCAAATTCTTTTTCAAGAATGATATCAGCGATGACAGCAGAGACAACATTAATGTACCAACCCTCACCATCACACTTGGGACACGTCACTCTGTTGCTGGGCTTGCGCCTGTTTGTAAAAGTCATCGTGCGTCACTTGCCCTTGCGTCCAGAAATCAATAGCCAGTATTGTTTCAGGTCTTGGAAACCTATTGCCTTTGATTATACGACAAACACCTGCTGGTGACAGCTTTATTTTACGAGCAAACTTAGCTTGGGATATACCCTCTTGTTTTAAATAGTCTATTAACTGCATGTCTTCACCTTTCTTTAGGGGGAGGGGAATAAAAAAAAGTTTTTCCCCCTTGTATTTTTTTTCTAACATAGTGTTGACAGATGGTAAAGCATTCATTACTGTCAAAATTATAGACAGACTGGAGAAGTTATATAATGCAACATGATATACCAGAATACAGAAAAATATTCGGTGCTACACACAACAGTGCATCGGGTGCAACACAGCCACTTGATGAGCATGTGTTGAAATTAAAATTCAGAAAAGATTATGACGTTTACTTTCCTTTTGCAGCCA